GTTGAAGGAAAAACTTGATGAAGTAAATCTTTCAAATGCTAGGCTGTTGTACACGAATCGTGTGTTGGGTAGCACCTCCCTGAATGAGCGACAAAAAAATAATATTGTCGAAGCTCTGTCCAAGGCTGATTCGGTTGAAGGGGCTAAAGTAATCTATGATACTCTTCAAAGCGCAGTGGGTAGTTCGCGCAAGCGTCCACCAAAATCACTGAGCGAAGCAGTGAAAAAGAACTCTTCAACGATATTGTCTTCTCGCAAAGATGAGAAACAATATAATTCCGTCTCCAATAGATGGAAAACTTTAGCAGGTATTAAATAAAAGGAGATTAAAAATATGTCTGTTTTAGAAAAATTAACTGAAGGCATTGTTAATAGGGATCTACAAAAGGAAGGTGCTGCTCTACTAAATAAGTGGGAAAGAACTGGTCTTTTGGAAGGCCTTAATAATGCCAACGCTAAGAGCAATATGGCTCTTTTACTTGAAAACCAGGCCAAGGAGCTTCTTCGTGAGAATAGCTCCATGGCTGTTGGTGATGTAGAAGGTTTTGCCGCAGTGGCGTTCCCAATCGTACGCCGCGTATTTGGGGGTCTTATCGCTAACGATCTTGTATCAGTTCAGCCGATGAGTCTTCCTTCCGGTCTTATCTTCTTCCTCGACTTCCAGTTCGATAGAGCTAGAGGTGGTGGAGCTGCTAACGATTCACTGTATGGTGGTGGTGTTGTTGGTCAGCAAATTACTGGCGGTATGAACCTAGGCGGTGACGGTAATAAAAACGCTGAAAAGAGTTTTTATAACTTGAATAATGGATATTCTTCACCTACTGGTTCATTGACGCTTCAAGCCGCGTTTACTGTTGTTGCTTCGGGTACCGTTGGTACTGATGATGCAGATGCGACTGTTACCGCTGCAACTTTGGGTGGTTCTGCGATCAAAACCTCCCTCAACAAGCTAGTACGTTACGATCCCGATCTTTCTGGTACTCTTGTTGTTGTAGCTACGGTTCCTGGCCACGCGAACTATACACAACTTAATCGTAATAATCTTATTACTATTAATGTTACGTCTGGTTCTGCAACTTCCGCCTTGGAAGAGGACAAAGCTATTCTCGTTCGTCGATTGACAACGATGGTTGGTGCCACTTCGGCACGTGCCACCGACAAAGTAGCTGCTCTTGATCCTACCGATACGGGTACGTCAATTGTTGTTGTATTCAAGGATGGTACACGTCAAGATGGCAACCTTGATGGTAGTCAAAGCGCCGGCTTAAGCGCGGCGAGCACGAAGACAGAAGTCAACGAGGCTGCGAAAGTTATTACTTTCGCTGAAACCGATGATTTTGGAGGTTCAGCAGCTGCTGGTACAACCAACGCAATCGGTGCTGTAGTTGCACAGACCACGTGGGGACTTGAGAATAATCCCAATATCCCTGAAATCGACATCAAAGTCGATAGTGTGTCCGTCACGGCGATCACTAAGAAGCTCAAAGCTAAGTGGACTCCTGAATTAGGTCAGGACCTCAATGCTTATCACAATCTCGATGCCGAGGTTGAGCTTACTGGTATCCTTTCTGAGCAAATTGCTCTAGAAATTGATCGCGAGATTCTCAATGATCTCGTTACTGGTGCGACTGCTGATACGCTTTACTGGTCACGCCGCCCGGGTAAGTTCCTTAATCGTAGCAATGGCACTCCAATTGAGGGTCTTGTAGCGAACGAGAGCTTGCTTGGTGCTGACTTCACCGGCACAGTGTCTGAATGGTATGAGACTCTTGTTGAGACAATCAACGATGTTTCTGCTGCTATTCATCGTAAGACACTTCGCGGCGGAGCCAACTTTATCGTGGTAGGTCCCGAGGTAGCTAATATCCTCGAGTTTACTTCCGGTTTCCGTGCTGATGTAACAGGTGATACTGACAGAGGCACAGTTGGTTCTGTGAAGACTGGCAGTCTTAGCAAGAAATGGGATGTATACGTAGATCCCTACTTCTTGAGAAATGTTGTCCTTGTTGGTCGCAAGGGTGGTTCATTCCTCGAGAGTGGATATGTATACGCTCCTTACGTACCTCTCCAGGTAACGCCTACTATCTTCGGTGTAGAAGACTTCGTGCCCCGCAAGGGTGTCATGACTCGCTATGCCAAGAAGATGGTACGTCCTGATATGTACGGTCTTGTAGTAGTGTCCGACATACTTGGTTAATATTTAAATTAACCTTTTTATGGAAAACCCCAGTTTGGCTTCGGCTGGACTGGGGTTTTCTATTTTCCAAAACTATTTATAGTGTATAGGAGAATTTCATGAATGGCCGCCACCACTCTTACACCAAAAAGCAATATCAGCGCAGTGAGATTGCCAGCTACTGGTTCAACAACGAACGTGACCACAACTGCAGTCCCATTTGGGGTATATCTGTCTTCAATAGATTTTCTTTCGGGTGCTGTTGATCAGGTTTCATACACATATAGAAAATTAGGTGGCGACGTATTAGATGTTGAATTAACTGAAAAAAATGTCTATACTGCTTACGAAGAGGCAGTATTAGAATATTCATATATAGTTAACATACATCAAGCAAAAAATGTATTGTCAGATTTGCTTGGGAATACAACTGGAACTTTTGATCAGGACGGTAATTTAAAAGCTAGCAGCCTATCATCAAGCTTGAGCGGCACAAATGTGGCCCTTAAATTTCCTCAAGTTAGATTTGAATATGCCAGAAGACTTTCACAAGGTGTCGCAAGTTTGGTTGCCGTAGGTGGGAACGAAACGGAATATTCAGCTTCATTCACTACAGACACAGATGTGCAAGATTATGATTTGCAAACTGTAATATCAAGTTCAAGTAATTTTCAAACAACAAATGCTTTAGTTGGCAACAATAAAGTTACTATTAAACAAGTTTATTTTAAAACACCACAGTCTATGTGGAGATTTTATGGATATTATGGTGGATTAAACACAGTGGGCAATCTTCAAAACTATGGTCAGTGGGCAGATGATTCACAATTTCAAATTATTCCTGTTTGGCAAAACAAACTTCAAGCAAAGAGTTTTGAATCTTCAATTTACACGAGAAATTCTCATTATTCTTATGAACTCAAAAATAATAAATTAAGAATATATCCTTTATCGACGACTGTTGGTCCTAGAAAGATGTGGGTTAGATTTACAATAAAGAGAGATGCGTGGGAGGATCATAGCGACAGGCAAACAGGCACAGATGGCATTAATAATATGAATACTCTTCCATTTGCCAATATACCTTACGAGAATATAAATTCAATTGGAAAGCAATGGATTAGAAGGTTTGCTTTAGCTTTAGCAAAAGAAATGCTAGGCCAAATTAGAGGCAAGTTTACTACCATGCCCATACCTGGAGAATCTGTAACATTAAATCATAGTGAGTTGCTAGGTCAAGCAAAAGAAGAAAAAGAAAAATTAAGAGAAGAACTAAAGACAACACTAGACGAGTTAACGTATGCGAAATTAGCCGAACAAGATGCTAACAAATCTGAATCAGTGTTTAAATTGAATAAGTTGACACCATTCCCAATTTTTGTAGGTTAATAAGAAACAATGTCCAAATGGAAACAACCAGAACAGCCACCGCCTCCGTTATTTACTGGCGAGAAAGAACGGAATTTGGTCAAGCAAGTCAACGATGAGTTGATTGAAAGGGTTATTGGCCAACAAATTTTGTACTATCCTATAAGTCTAGAGCACACAAATTTTCATCCGTTATATGGAGAAGCTATTGAAAAAACATTCTTGCCGCCAATTCGTGTTTACGCGCTGGTTAAGTGGGAAGAATTACAAACATCATGGATGGGTAACGTTGGAATTGATAAAAAAGCAGCGATAAATATACATTTTCATAAAAGAAGGTTAACTGAAGATCAAGATCTCTATGTTCGAGTTGGAGACTTCGTTTCGTATGGAGAGATATACTATGAAATTGTTAACTTAAGTGAGCCGAAACAGTTGTTTGGACAACCTCAACATCGTATGGAAATATCAGCAAAGTGTATTAGGGCACGCGAGGGTCTTTTCAATGCCAAGTGATAAGAGTTACACAGGAATTTCGGATCCGAAAATATTAGAAGAGCGACTTGTTACTCCGTCTACATTTGAGACTATTGATGGCGCCTTGTTGGAGCTTTTAGATGATGGTTTTAATATTTTTTGCACAACAAATGAAGGGTGGAAAAAAGTTCCAGTTATTTGGATGACGTCTGAAAGAGCATTTCAAGTTAAAAATAATCAAAACTTACGAGACTCTTCTGATTCAATAATTTTACCAGTCATTACAATTGAAAGGACGTCTATTGATAAAAATCCAGAAAAAAAAGGCATCTTTCAAGCGAATATTCCGCCTACATTTGATAAAAAAGGCGGTTCAATTACAATTGCTAGGAGAATAAATCAAAATAAAACCTCAAAATATGCAAACGCAAACGCTTTTGATAAAAGGGGGCAAATCAATTTTCCTAAAGAAAATAAAAGAGTTGTTTATCAAACAATGTCGATTCCGATACCCGTATATGTGGAAGTCAATTATAGTGTAATATTAAGAACTGAATATCAACAGCAAATGAATGAGATGTTGACGCCATTTATAACAAAAACCGGAGGTATAAACTACACTGTCGTTAAAAAAGATGGCCACAGGTATGAAGCGTTTATTCAACAAAGCTTTTCGCAAGAGAATAATAATGCGAATTTAGAGGCAGAAGAAAGAACGTATAAAACTAAGATTGATATCAAAGTTTTAGGATATTTAATAGGAGAAGATAAGAATCAGGAACAGCCAAAAATTGTTATTAGAGAAAATGCAGTGGAATACAAAATCCCCAGAGAGAGATTTGCCACCGAGGACGAACTTGAACATATTGGCAAAGAAGGGTTTTATAGAGAGAGTTAATATTTTTTATAAAATGGGTTTTCGAGCATTTGTTAACTATTTATATAAGAATATAACCATTCATTTAGAAGGAGAATATAAGCATGGCACAAGGACCAGAAAGCAAATTTAAATTTGTATCACCAGGCGTTTTTATTGACGAAATTGATAATTCTCAAATTATTAGACAATCGGATAGAGTTGGACCAGTAATAATTGGAAGAACCTTGCGCGGACCAGCAATGAGGCCAGTGCAAGTGCAATCTTTTTCTGAGTTTGTTGAGATTTTTGGCGAACCAATTCCTGGTGGAAGAGGTGGTGACGTATGGAGAGAAGGTAATTTTACCGCCCCTACATATGCAGGATATGCTGCCCAAGCTTGGCTTAAAAATAATTCTCCACTAACTGTTGTTAGACTATTAGGCGCGGAGCATTCTAACTCAACTTCGGATGGTAAGGCCGGCTGGGATATGGGAAATGTCTCAATTGCCTCCTCCGGTGAAGGCGGAGCTTATGGACTATGGGTAATAGACGTAGCCAACGCGGCCACGTCCGCGGTCGCACCAGATGGGACGACCGGCCGCCAGGTTACAGGAGCCCTAGCTGCAGTCTTTTATCTTAAAAGCGACTACAACATTGAGCTAACAGGTACAGACTCCAAGGGCTTCCCGATGTCTGGTGGGGCAATTTGGATGCAAACATCCTCGGCTGGAGACTTCACTGCAGTTATTAGCAAAGGCGCCGGATATACATCTTCGAAAAAATATACTTTTTCTCTTAATAGAAATTCTTATAATTATATTAGAAAAGTGTTCAATACGAATCCGACTTTAACTAATACTACTATTACAAATACTGCAGCACAAGAGAATTATTTCTTGGGCGAAACATTCGATAGACACGTAGAAGAAGCGATTGGTACGACTAAAACACACGCTATCATTCTCGGATTAGCCTCTCAAAACAGCACTTATGAATATGCTGATCGTCAAGGAGGACTGGAGAGATCTCAAACTGGGTGGTTCATTTCGCAGCATTTAGGTGAAACAGGATCGTTCAACGCTGACTATCAACAAAAATTATTTAGATTTAAGTCAATTGATGGTGGCGAGTGGAATCAAAATAATCTCAAAATTTCAATTCAAGATATTTTACCGGCTAGTAACGAGTTCAACGATTATGGATCTTTCACAGTTGCAATTCGCTCTCTTAGTGACACCGATACTGCTCCTAAATTTGTAGAAAAATATACAAATTGTAATTTGAATCCAGGTTCTCCAAACTATGTAGCAAGAAAAGTTGGAGATCGATACAAAACGTGGGATGAGACTGAAAGACGGTATAGAACTTATGGCAACTATGCGAATGCTTCAAAGTTTATATATGTTGATATGAACAAGGACGTCGATTCTGCCGCAACGGATGCCAGATTCCTGCCGTTTGGCGTTTTTGGGCCCGAAAGACTAAGATCTGTAATGAGAATTTCTGGAACTGTCACTCTTGATATGGGCGCCGCAGTGGCGACAGCTCATGCTAGAGAGGCCCACGAGTCCTTCGGCGGCCACACAAACCAATATACGAGCTTAAACTGGGGTCCCACGATCTTTGTTAAATTCAACAAAGAACTAGGCCGCAACGCCGAGTCAACCACTGTAAAAGCAGGACAAATTTATCAGACAGCATCACATCAGATGGAGACATCCGCCGGCAACACACCCACCCTTCGTAATATGACTTGTTCGTTGTTTTTCCCAGCTCTTCCATTGAGAAAATACGCTGACCAGGGTGGCACAGGGCCTCAAACAGCTTATTGGGGTGTTACGACTGACATTAGTGGTACCACAAGATTTGATCAAAGCATCAAAGATATTGTTCGCCGACTTCCAAGGGACATTTCAGAAGGCGGCGACTATACAGAAAAGACTTGGCTCTTTACGTTAGACGATGTTCGACAGCAACAGGGCGGTGTCGCCGCAGATAACGAGAAGTTTGAATATGTGTCTGGGAGTAGAAATGGAATTGCCACCTCTCCGACCGCCACAGGATCATCATACACAGCTCTGAATGGCTACATAGAACTTCTGGAAACCAAGAGAGTCAATAAATTTACGACTTTACTTCACGGCGGACATGATGGCCTTGACATAACAGAAGCAAATCCTTTTAGAAATACAAGACTAGATGATGCCCGCGGAGACGTATATACAAACTATGCATATAATTCTGTCAAACGTGGAATCGATTCTGTTGCAGATGCAGAGGTTGTTGAATATAATCTCGCCGCGTTGCCAGGTGTTACAAATACCGGCCTAACAGAACACTTGATTAGTGTTTGTGAAAGTCGTGGCGATGCTCTTGCGATCATTGATCTAGAAGATGACTATGTACCAAAAGCAGAAGCAACAACTTCAGACGCGTCGCGAATCGGCAGCGTAAAAAGCGCTGTTACTTCTCTAAATAATAGAAGAATCAATAGCAGCTACGCATGCGCGTTTTACCCATGGGTGCAGATTAGAGATAGTCTTTCAAATAGTGTTCTCTGGGCCCCGCCTTCAATTGCAGCGCTCGGAACGTTCTCTTTCAGTGAAAGGAAAAAGGCGCTCTGGTTTGCTCCAGCTGGATTTACAAGAGGCGGACTAACACAAGGTGCAGCTGGTATACCAGTTGTAGGCGTAAGACAAAATCTTACTTCAAAAGACAGAGACCGCCTTTACGAAGCAAACATTAATCCAATTGCCACTTTCCCGGCCGAGGGTATTGTGATATTTGGCCAAAAAACGCTTCAGGTTGTTCCTTCTGCTCTTGATAGAATCAATGTAAGAAGATTAATGATTTATATCAAGAAAGAGGTTTCACGAATGGCCGCTACAACGCTTTTCGAGATGAACGTACAATCAACTTGGAATCTTTTTAAAGCTAAGATCGATACTTTCTTAACAGATATCAAGGTTGGTGACGGTCTCACGGATTTCAAAGTAATTTTGGATGAAACGACAACTACTCCGGAACTGATTGACAGAAATATTTTGTATGCCAAGGTATTTTTGAAGCCTGCAAGAGCGATTGAATTTATTGCTCTCGACTTTGTTATTACTGACAGTGGAGCATCTTTTGCTGATTAATATTTTCACGAACCAACTACTTATTTTGAGGAGAAAACAAAACAATGCCTGACAATAATGATAAATTCTGGGCTGATTCAACATTAGAACCAAAAAGAAAACATAGATGGCTAATGACCGTTGAAAGTATACCGGCATTTGTAATAAAAGTTGCAAAGAAACCCGGCTTGACTATTAATAAGGTGACACACGAATATTATGGACACAGTTTCTACTATCCGGGGAAGACCAATTGGGAACCAATTGATATTACTTTAGTCGATCCTGTAGACCCAGATGTTTCGGACCGAATTTTAAATTTAATACTAGAAAGATCTGGCTATGTGACACCAGACGTAAAAGTTGGTGACCAGCCGTATACTATGTCCAAAGCAGAGTCAGTTAAAGCCCTAGGGTTTCAAATTACTCTGCAGCAAATGGGCCCTGGCTCCGTTCTCGCTAGCGACCCAGGTCTCCCAATTGAAACTTGGACACTACACAACCCGTGGATTGGAAAAGTGACTTTTGGTGATTTGAGTTATGCCGACGATGGAATGGTAGAAATTGGCTTAACATTAAACTATGACTATGCTAAACTATCAGTATAATATAAGAGGTTAGTATGAATATGAGAAATAATGAGGAGCGCGTCGGCGCCGCGGCGCAACCATCGCCTCCTCCTCAAGAACAAGAAAGCAGAACGGAATCATTTTCGTTTACAGTTCCGACCGAATTCGTTGATTTGCCTTCAAAAGGGAAATATTACCCTGCGGATCATCCCTTGTGCAACTCTGAAACGGTTGAAATAAAATATATGACAGCGAAAGACGAAGATATATTAACATCAAAGTCTTTGATTAAGAAAGGGCTGGCAATTGACAGGTTGCTTCAAAATGTACTTGTTGACAAAAATATTGATATTAGCGATTTGTTGATTGGTGATAAAAATGCATTAATTGTCGCATCTAGAATTACAGGATATGGCTCAGATTATGAAACCAGAATAACCTGCCCTGCGTGCACAACGACAAGTGAACATTCCTTTGATTTGAACGATGTTGATGTGACTCATGGTCTCGAAGACTTAGAAAAGTTTAGTGTTGAAGTTGACAAAACAAGTAACAATACTTTTGTTGTCGATCTTCCAAAAACTAGAGTAAAAGTTGAAGTCTCTTTCATGACTGGGAAAGATGAGAAGAAACTTGTGATGATGTCAGAGAGAAGAAAGAAGAATAATTTACCAGAATCCTCTCTAACAGATCAATTTAAAATGATTATTGTTTCTGTTAACGGCGACTCTAATAGAGATACGATTAACAAATTTGTTAATAGTATGCCAGCAATTGATTCAAGATTTTTGAGAGTTACATACGCTAAACTAACGCCAAACATAGATTTATCATACAATTTTGAATGTCCAGAATGCAATTATGAAAATAAGACCACAATCCCGTTTACTGAGGATTTTTTTTGGCCAAGTCAATAGCGAATACATACATTGAAAATGTTTACGAAACTTTCTTCTTTTTAAAATATTATGGCAGTTGGAGCTTTACAGAGGCTTATAATTTACCAATAAAGCTGAGACAATGGTTTGTTCAAAGACTTATGAAACAGCTACAGAGTGAAAAAGAACAGGTTGATAACGCTGGTAAATATTAATAATTTGCCACGTTAAACTATTTAGTCTGTAAGTAGAAGGATCCCTCTATTATGGCAGCCCCGACTCCTGAAGAACTTAAACAAATAAACGACCTCTTACAACAACAAGAGGACATCACCCGTCGGATCACACAAGCCGAGCAGACCCGGCAGAGACATTATGGTCAAATCATTTCTCAGTGGGAGGCTCAAGTTGAACAAGCTGGCAATTTGATGGTTGCTCAACAGAATGTGATCCAGGCGCTTGAGTCGCAAGAAAAGACTCAAGAAAAGTATATTTCAAATGAAGAAGAGCGTCTGAAAAACGCTCGGGCTTTCAACACCATGTCTGTTGAGGAATTTAAGCAGGGGATGTTGATCGTCAATATGCTCAAAGAGGCAAACACTCTTAGGGGTGAAGCAAGAGATAAGTTGATTGAAGAGCTTAAACAACAACAAAAAATCAACTTCGAGATCGTAAAGTATAATAAATTTCTGCACGATCAGACTGCAATTGTAAAAGACATTGGTGGTAGTTTACTCAGTAATTTAGGTATACAAGGTGATATTAATAAATCATATACAGCTGGCGTGCTGGCTCTCGGACCTGCGTTAGATCTTGCAATGAGACATGGCATTGAATGGAAGAAAGTCGCTAGCTTTGGTCTCGGCGCAGTTGTTAATATGACAGAAAAACTGTTGCATTTACAAGATACAATGGTTACTGACTTTGTCAAACAAACCGGCGCCACCCGCGAACTTGGAGAATCATTAGCTGCTGCTTCTGATAATATGATAAGACTTGGCCTGGACGCTTCACTCGCTGGTCCAGCATTCACATCTTTGTACAACAATATGACGCTTTTCAGGAATGCAACACTCGAAGGAAAGGAAGACTTAGCAACGTTTACTGCACAGCTTAGTCAAACGGGAATTACGGCGGAAAATTCCACAAAAGTTATGGAGACGTTAACAAATTCATTGAATATGACAGGCGACCAGGCTGAAGCGACCATGAAAGAATTTGTTAATCTTGCAGAAGGACTAGAAATGTCCGTCGATAAGATGATGTCAGACTTTCAAACGTTTGCTGGAACACTTGTACAATATGGAGATCAAGCCAAACAAGTTTTTGTGGAATTACAATCGCAGTCAAGAGCAACGAATGTTGCAGTTAGTGAACTTATAAGCATATCAGCACAATTTGACACCTTTCAAACAGCAGCTGATGCTGTTGGTCGACTAAACGGAATGCTTGGCGGACCCTACCTAAACAGCATCGATATGGTTTATAAAACAGAGAGTGAAAGAATCGATGCGTTGCGAGAGACAATAGAGCTTTCTGGACAAAGCTGGGATTCGATGAGCAGGTTTGAAATGAAAGCCTTCGCCGCGGCCGCCGGCATTAAAGACCTCAATGAGGCTGCTAAATTGTTTGGCACTAGCGCAGAAGAGTTTGCGAAGAACAGAGCAGAAGCAGAAATGCTTGCTTCTGTCGAAGCAGAGTTAGCTGACAAAGCCAAAGCAGCAACATACATGTTTCAGAACTTTAAAAACGCTGTCATGGGATTAGCCATTGGTTTTTATCCTCTGGTTGAAGTCTTAAGACTTTTTATCGAAGGCATCGCTTTTATTTTAACCGTTGGCGATGGATTTGTCGGCTGGATTCTTCTTCTCACCGGCGCGTATATGGGATTAACGAGTGCAGTTTGGGCCAAATTTGCAGCGGATATGGCTGAACGCGCAGGCATGATAATGTGGGGGACCATAGCTGTTCTTTCTTACGTTAGATATGAAATGTTAACTGCTGCATATTGGAGGAATATAGCTGCTAAAATGATCCTTGCTGCAAAAATTTGGGTTGTCGTCGGCGCTTTTACGATTCTTTTAGCTATTCTCTCTCCAATAATTATTGCGTACGGGCTTTGGGCTCTAGTCACATGGGGGGTAGCTGCCGCCGCCGGCGGCCTATCAACTGCTCTCACTGCATTAGGTCTTCCACTGTTTATAGCTATGTTGACATTAGTAGTTGCGGCAATGGTTGGGTTGGTTGTGTATTGGGATGAGGTAGTAGACGCATTCGGAGCCGGTATTGACTGGATCTCTGATAAATTTGGAGGGATGATAGATTTTTTCAAAAATATGGGCAGCAGCCTAGGCGCATTTATGACAGGTTTACTTGACATAGTGCTACTTCCTATACGATTAATGATTAATGGTGTTATTGCTGGAGTCAATCTTCTGATTAAAGGACTTAATTTGGTCCCGGGAGTTACTGTTCCTACAATACCGTTTGTTCCAACACTAACTGAAATGGTTGGACTCCAAGAGGGAGGGGTTTTGAAACAAGGACAGGCTATGGTTGCCGAAGGCGGGAAGCCAGAAGTGATTCAGCATACTCCTGCAGGCACTGTTGTAACTCCATTGCCCGCTGACGCAACAATCCCAGGCGCAGACAATTCTGGCCTCGTTGCAGCACTACAGGAGAACACAGCTGCAATAAAAACTATGCTCGAAAAACTAGTGTCAGAAAGCCCTGGAGATGTAATATTACAATTGGACGACCGAGAATTTGGAAGAGCAGTCGGCGCAGTAAATAAAAAGCAAAACAGTTTGAGATTTAGATATTCATAAGGAGATGAAAAGAAAATGGTTGACTTTAAACACGGCGACAGATCGGATGCTATTGCTAATGATAAAAATATGTACGTTGAAATTTATCATGTCAATAGCGGTAAAGCCATAAAAATTAAAGCAGCCTTAACTAATTTTGAAGACAAGTATAATACCGATTATTCGACTGATTTCTTTGTAATGCACACGGAACCAATAAGAAAATGGAAAAGCACAGTAAGAGAAATTTCTTTTGCTTTGAGAATTCCGGCGAATGGCGTTATTGAGTCAAAAGAAAATTTAGCAAAGATGTCTTTGCTAGCAAGAATGCTGTATGGAGAACAAGTAAGAGAAGGGGGCGGCTTTGTACCAAGAGTCGGCGGTGGTCCGATTTTTAAAATTAGATTTTTAAATTGGATTGCTGGCTTGCAGACTTCGGAACAAGACAAATCAGGCGGTTCTGTGCTCGATTTCGGAGATGCCCAAACGTCTGGTCTCCTTGGCTATATATCTGGGTTTTCTTTTAAGCCCGCCAACATTGTGGAAGGGTTCTTGACGGACCACACAGATAACAATTCAAAGAATATATATCCAAGATTTATCGATCTTTCCATGACGTTTTATCCTATACATGTCAAGTCTCCCGCGTGGATTGATGAAGGGTTTAATTATGAAAATTTTCCATATGGTCTTGGAGTCGATGATATAGACACAACCTCCACGAACACCGAGCCCGCGTCCAAGGAGGTGCCGTCGAAAGCCCCTGCGCCCGTCGCCGCCGCCGCTGCCGCTTCGGTCACGGGCGGCGAACCCGACGACGTGGGTCCCCCTGAACCCCCAAGAACC